GATTGGAATATGTCCTGGCGTAATAAATGGCAGTGGGGAGACAAAGCTAATGGCGAGAAGTTTTTTCTATCTTCAACTATGCTTTCTTTTTTAACGGATGGCTGGCACTTATTTAAAGCCTTAATGCTACTCTTTATTTCTTTAAGTATTGTAACTTATAAACCTATTTTTGGGTATTTTGATATAATTCTATTCTCTATTATTTGGGGGGTAGTGTTCGAGATGTTTTACACTAAAATTCTATTAAAATGAGTACAACAGTCTTAAAGAAAAAAGCAGATGCGATATTCTCTACTTATATTCGTTTAAAGTATGCTGATGAGAATTTAGATGTAAAATGTTTTACTTGCGATAAGGTAATGCCTTACAAGAAGATACAGAACGGTCATTTCTATTCAAGAGGTATATTAAGCCTAAGATACGATGAACAAAATTGTCGCCCACAGTGCTACGGATGTAATATAGCAAGAAGCGGTAATTACATAGAATACTATAAAAGACTTGAAAAAGAAATAGGTAAAGGTGGAATGGATTACTTGGAATACAAAAGACACCAGGTAAAGAAGATGGGTAAAGCTGACTACCAAGAAATAATAGATGTTTATACTGCTAAAGTAGCTGCACTATGATAGATAAGATAAAAGCCGAGATAATAAAAGCTAATAGGACCAATGCGATAGAAGATTTAATTAACTCTAATTTAAAGTTAGCTGGTTATTTATTTCTTTTAAATGAAATGGAAGCAGAGATTCATAAAGGCTATATTGATGCTTACACTACCAGGAAGATAGAAGAGGCAAGACTATTTGTAGAAGGAGAGGGAACGCAAGGCAACAAAGAGAAACAGGCTATTATAATGTCCGAGCCTTACCGAGTGATAGAGGGTAAGTTTGAAACAAGATTAGCAGAAGTAAAGAATATTAGATTTTCTACCAATTCTTTTATAGATGTCTTAACTCAAAAGATTAACTATTTACGAAAGGAATACGAACTTTCTAAAAATGTAATAAAATAGCTACCTTTGTTGTAAATAACAAAAAGTAACAATGTTTGAAAAAGGCAAAAGCGGTAATCCGAATGGCAGACCACAAGGTGCAGTAAGCCAAAAAAGATTAGTATTAGACAATTTCGTCAATATAATAATAGAAGAGGGTACAGATAGATTTAATCAAGAACTTAACTCTTTAGAGGGCAAAGACTTTGTACAGTCTTATTTAACCTTACTTGAATACGCAAGACCAAAACTTGCAAGAACAACTTTAGAAGGAGATGCAAACAATCCTATACAAGCCAAAATAGTATTTGAAGAAATAAGAACCTATGCACCTATCGGAAAAGCAGACTCAAGCGATTGAGTTAATCGAAGACAATAAGACTAAAGAGATTATCTATGGTGGCGGTGCTGGAAGTGGTAAGACTGCTTTAGGTGTTTATTCTATCTTAAAGAATGCTTTAAAATACGATGGTTCACGATGGTTAATAGGCAGAGCGGTTTTAAAGACACTTAAGGAAACTACACTTAATTCTTTTTACGATGTTACAAGGATGCAAGGATTAAAAGCAGGTGTTCACTATCAGTTTAACGCTCAATCCAATATCATTACCTTTCAAAATGGTTCAACTATATTACTTAAAGATTTATTCCAATATCCTTCAGACCCGCACTTTGATGAATTAGGTTCATTAGAAATTACAGGAGCGTTTGTAGATGAGTGCAATCAAATAACCGAGAAAGCCTGGAATATAGTTAAGTCTCGAATAAGATATAAGATAGATGAATTTGGTTTAATACCAAAGATGTTAGGAACTTGCAATCCTGCAAAAGGATGGGTTTACAATAATTTTTATAAACTATACAAAGAGGGTAAATTACAAGATGACAAAGCATTTATTCAAGCGTTAGCAATAGACAATCCTTTTATATCTCCGCACTATATTGATTCCTTAAAGACTTTAGATAACCAAAGTAGAGAGCGTTTACTTTATGGTAATTGGGAGTATGATGAAAATGATAATGCTTTAATCGAATACGATAAGATAATAGATATGTTTACTAACGAACACATTCCAAGTGGTAAAGGTTACATATCAGCCGATATTGCACGATTTGGTAAGGATAATACTTTGATAATGGTTTGGAGTGGCTTTAGAGTAATTGAGATACACAAGTTGTCTCATAAGGCAACAAGCGAAGTAGCAGCATTTATTAAACATTTAAGTAAAAAGCATTCAATCCCTTATTCTCAAATCATTTGCGATGAAGATGGTGTCGGTGGTGGTGTGGTAGATTATGGCTTTAAAGGATTTGTAAACAATAGCAAAGCATTAACAGGAAACTACATAAATTTAAAGTCCGAGTGCTATTACAAGTTAGCAGAGTTAATCAATGAAGCAGGAGTGTGGGTAATGTCAGAAGATGTAAAGATTAAAAAAGAATTAACCGAAGAACTTGAATGGGTACAAAGACATAACGCTGATAAGGATGGTAAACTTGCGGTGCTACCTAAAGACAAAGTTAAAGAACATTTAGGAAGAAGTCCAGATATAAGTGATGCCTTGATGATGCGGATGTGGTTTGAACTCAAGAAGTTTGACTTCGTAGTTATGTAAATTTATCGTAAATTTGTAAAAATAAATGCTTATGAATCTTATTCAACGAATTAAAGCTGCTATCTTACCTACTCAAGGTTCAAACGCAGGTAACAAATACAATCAGTCTTTATTCTCTTATTTTAATGGTATATTCTTTAACATACCAAACAATCCAAGAGCGTATGTAAGGAATGGCTATCAAGGCAACCCTGATGTATTTGCTATTATAAATATTATTGCTAAAAAGGCTGCTTCAGTTCCTTTCTATGTTTATGAGGTAGATAACAAAAAAAGTTTTAATAGAATAAAAAATAACAAGTTTAACTTACTTAAAAAGGGATTAACCGAAGTAGAAGGAACTGACTTAAATAAGCTAATTGCAAGACCTAATGAAATGCAATCGCAACAAGAGTACATTGAATCTTTAGTTTCTTTTTTAGAAATTACTGGAAACGCTTACAGTTATAAGTTTATGCCTGAAGTAGGAAGAAATAAAGGAGTACCTACTAAATTATATCCTTTACCATCACAATTTACACAAATCATAGGAAGTGGAACTTTTGAGCCAATAAGTGCTTATAAGCTACAAATAGGAAACCAAGAAATTGAATTTAAAGTAAATGAGGTAAACCATATTAAGTTCTTTAACCCTGACTATAATGTGAGTGGTAATCAACTTTATGGAATGTCTCCTTTGATGGCTGCTTGGGAAACTGTTTCAAGTTCTAACGAAGGAACAAGAGCAAAAGCTAAAGCATTTATTAACGGTGGTGCAGCAGGTCTTTTGTTTAGTGGCGATAAAGATGCAATGTTGGACGGCGAGCAAATAAGTAAGATTAACCAACAAATTGACACAAAACTTACAGGTGCAGATAATTATAAGAGAATAGTAGCTACAAATGGAATTGTAGACTATAAGCAAATTGGAATGAGTCCAGCAGACTTAGAGATTATCAAATCAATAGGAGCGGATAGAGATACCTTATGTAGAGTTTTTGGCGTTGACCCTATCTTAATGGCTACTGATTCGGCTTCTTACAATAATAAGGAAATGGCTTATAAAGGTTTAGTAACTAATACGGTTATTCCTATCTTAAATATGATTAGAGGTATGTTTAACGAGGTTGCTTTATACTATTCTTTGAGAGATGGTGTAGAATACTATATTGATTACGATGCTCAAGCATTCCCCGAAATGCAAAAGGATATGGAGAAGATAGTTGCACAGATGAAGGAATCTTGGTGGGTTACTCCTAACGAAAAAAGAACTGCTATGAATTACGATAGAATAGATGAAGCTGATATGGACAGAATTTTAGTCCCTACAAACTTAATTTATCTTGATGAATTAGGAATGGCGGATAAAGCGTTATAATGACACAAGAAGAATTTGACACTAACCTACAAAAGTATTTAGAGACTTACGGCTATCGTTTGTTCTCTAAAGCCTTAAAACAATCTATTCAGCCAATAATAGATGCTTTAAATGAATCGGAATCGGTTGCGTTTACTAATTCTATTGCAGGTATGTTATACACAGGTGTGCCTATTGCTGATGCTATGCAGACTTTCTATAACACTGCTTGGAATAAACAATCAAGAGGTTATGTTAAATGGCTTAAGGCTAACTTACCACCGGAAGCAACAATAGGAGTAGGTTTTGAGAATCCAATAATGGATGCAGCTTTAAAAGAATATTTTAATACCATAGGCGGACAACACATTAAAGACATTAACGATACAAGTTTAAGAAGGGTGCAGTCGGCATTCCAAACTGCTTTAGAGAATAACGAAGGCTTTAGAGGCGCAGAAAAAAGATTAATTAAAGAAGTAGGAATGACCAAAACAAGGGCAAGATTAATAGCAAGAACGGAATCAGTAATGGTTACAAATGCTGCTAAATTTACTCAAAGTGAATTGATGCCTATTGAAATGGAGAAGACCTGGTTACACGACCATCCAAAGATGCCAAGAGATTGGCACATAGCTTTAAGCGGTAAAACTATTGACTTAGATAAGAAGTTTAATGCTGATGGTAAGATGATGAAACATCCAGGCGACCCAGCAGGTGGAATAGAAAATAACGCTAATTGCAAGTGTACGATGCTTACAAAAGCAAAGTTAGATAAGGAAAATAATATCATTTATAAATAATTGCTAAAAAAGTTAGTATCTTTGTATACATAGTTTGGTGTTTTGGTTTTAGGGTGGGTGGTAAAACATCCACTCTTTTTTAAACACTACTTAATAAATCGCTTATGAAGAATATAAGTTTCAAAAATTACGATGCTACGATTAAGGACTTAGATGTCGCAACAGGAATCGTTACAGGTTATTTCTCACAGTTTAACTCTATTGATTTAGATGGGGATGTTATAATGCCAGGTGCATTTACAAAGACAATCGCAGAGCGAGGACCAGATTCATCAAAGCCTGAAATTGCTTACTTATGGCAACACGATACTTATAAGCCTTTAGGTAAGTTAATGGTTTTAAGAGAAGATAACTTTGGTTTATACTTTGAAGCTAAAATGACTGATACAACTTGGGGTGCAGATGCTTTAAAACTATATAGAGATGGCGTAATTACTCAACACTCTATTGGTTACCAAGTAATAAAATCAATCGAAACACAAACGGATATGGAAGTTGAAGTTGAGCAAATCTACGAGGTAAAACTTTGGGAAGGTTCAGCAGTTACTTTTGGAGCGAATCCAAACACACCTTTTACTGGCTTTAAATCAGTAGAAGAAAAAGAAGACCGAATTAAGACTTTGGTTAAGGCTATTAAAAATGGTACTTATACTGATGAAACATTCGGGCTTATTGAATTTGAATTATTAAAACTTATTTCACTTGTTAAATCTGATGAGCCAACTGTGGTTACTCCTGAAGACACCGAGCCGAAAGAGGATAATAACATACAAGAAATAAAATTATTTAGAAACCTTTTAAATCTATAAAAAGATGGAAGAAATTAAAAATTTAGCAAACGACATCAACACAAAGTTTGATGCAAATGCTGCCGCTTTAATTAGCGTAAAAAATGAAGTGTCTACGATGGTAGAAAAAAGTATTGATTCAGTTAAGGCTGAAATCAAAGCAGTAAAAGATGAAATGGATAGACAAGCTGAAGAAGTATCTCGTAAGAGTGCTGCTAAAGTTTCTACTAAATCAATCGGTGAGCAAATCGCTGAAAACTTAGATTCTAATATGGCTATCGCTGAAAAAGAATTGAAGTCTTCAGGTGGTTCATTCACTATGAACTTAAAAGCGGTTGGTAATATGTTATTGTCTTCTAACTTAACAGGAGATTCAGTAGCTACTTACAACCCTAATCAAGCAATTTTACCTGCTCAAAAATTAAACTTTAGAGATTTAGTTTCTACTGTTCAGTCAGCAACAGGTACTTTTGTTACTTACAAAGAGAGTGGTTCAGAAGGTGCTATCACAACTCAAACTGAAGGTGCATCTAAAGGTCAAATTGATTACGATTTGACTGAAGTAAAAACAGTTAATGCTTATATCGCAGGTTTCGCAACCTTCTCTAAGCAAATGATGAGGTCTTTACCTTTTATCGAGCAGACTTTAACTCGTATGATGTTGAGAGATTTCTTTAAGGCTGAGAATGCTTCTTTCTTTGGTACTGTTTCAGGTGCTGCAACAGGTTCAACAAGTGTAGGTGGTTTAACAAATGATGTTGAAGAAATCATTCAATTAATCGGAAACCAAAAGACTGCTAACTTTAATGCATCTTACGCATTAGTTAGTCCAGCGCAAATGGCTCGTTTAATTATCTCAACTTTTACTAATGGTTACTATGCAGGTGCAGGTGCGGTTATTCTTAACGGTGCAGGTGGTTTGACTATCTTTGGTACTCCAGTATTCGAGGCAGCTTGGGTAACTGATGACAAAGTTTTAATCTTTGATAGAGACTATATCGAAAGAGTTGAAGTTGAAGGATTAAATGTAACTTTCTCTTACGAGAATGGTACTAACTTCGTTCAAAACTTGGTAACTGCTCGTATTGAGTGTTACGAAGCTATCAACTTAATGTTACCTACTGCAGCAATCTACGCTGATTTAGGCAACGCTTAATTAGTTCTTTAAAATAATAAGAGAGGGTAGGTGCTTAATTGTATCTACCCTTTTTTAATGCTAAAAATATTAGTAACTTTGTATTATGTATAAATGCACAGTCAATATATCACATAACGGTAGGAAGTATAATAAAGATAACTACTACGAGCTTGTTTTAAGCGATAAGATGAAAGAATTTATCAAGGTTGGCTACTTTACCGAAATAATCAAAGATGGCGTTACAAAAGAGTTTAAGGGCAAAATAAAGAAGAAATAATATGGCTAATATTAAAATATCAGAATTAAATCCATTATTGACCGTACAAGATGCGGATGTGATTCCAATAGTGGATAATGCGGTTACTAAAAAAGTTACGGCTGCAATTCTACGAAGTTACACACAAGGTAATTCAGTTCTTTTAACAGGCGCACAAACTGTTGCAGGTATTAAGACTTTTACTTCTCAATTAGCATCTTCGGTTGCTACTGGAACTGCTCCTTTTTCGGTTGCTTCAACAACTAAAGTAACTAACTTAAACGCTGATTTATTAGATGGTTTATCTTCTGCTGCATTTCAAGGTGCTTTAACTTTAACTACAACAGGTTCTTCAGGTGCTTCGACTTTAAATACAAATACTTTAAATGTTCCTAACTATACTTTAGCAGGTTTGGGTGGTGTGCCTTACACAGGTGCTACGCAAGATGTTAATTTAGGTATTCACGATATTTACGCTACTAAATATTGGATGTATGATGAGCCTAATGATAATTACGGAAGTATGCACTTTACGGATGGTAACTATCATATTGAGGATGCTGATGGACATAAATTATTAGTTATTGAGGATGAGTTTATGCAAATCCACAAAACTGATTTAATTCAATCTAATTTATTTACAAGTGGTTTAACTCAAACTCGTGACCATTATTTACCTAATGCTTCGGGAACTTTAGCTTTAACAAGTGATTTAAACGCTTATGTGCCTACAACAAGAACGGTAAGTACAACAAGTCCTTTGACAGGTGGTGGTGCTTTGAGTTCTAATTTAACTTTGTCTA